TGTTGGGACAGACGTTCCTCAATCCCCTGCATAGCCTGATAGGCCACACGGAAATCGTTGAATTTATCCATCTGCAATACAGATACGTCATTACTATTACCCTCAATGATAGCTGTGTTTTCAGCTTGAGCGATTGTTCGCATCCGTGTTGTGCCATTGGGATTAACCATAAAGAGAACTTTTGCAGCTGCGGCTGCACCCTCTACTATTGCTTGTGATAATCCCTCAAGTGAGCGTAAGTCGCCAAGTAGTTCTTCAACGAACCCACGACCATAATCTTCACCATCAATACGTGAGAAGCGTAAAGGTAAGAAAGGTACATTGTCCTTCTTATATTTACCCTTAGACCCAGAAACGACTGTGCCTTTGCATTCTTGATAGACGGTAAAGAACTCATTCTTGCGTTCAACATGAGTGTAAACCTCAACGGTCTTCTCATCGCCTTCGAGTTTTCCAGAGATATTAGCAGCAGTCGCTTTGTCCAGTGCGTTAGGTGAGACATGCTCTACAATAACAATTTCTAAGACATCACCATTTGGTGAGCGAGATACAACATAACTATCTAAATGTACTACTCGTGTTTTGTCAGCACCAACTTGCAAAAGCACGTTGCCACCAACGATTAAGTGTTTGAGTGCTTCATGCACCGCAACTCTGTCGCCAGATGTTTCAATCTCAGACATAACCGCCCGTTCATATTCACCTAGCTGTTGCTCTATTTGTGTACGAGCAGCATCATCCTGAGCCATATCTTTAAGGGTATAAGGCTCAACCATGAATCTAAAAAATGGTGAGTTGGGTGGCATAAGAGCCAGTGACAATTTGGATGCTAAGTTATTTACACCCCTCGCACCTATGCCTTGAAACGGTGTATATAAATCACTTGTTTCGTTATGCACATCAGGTGGTATGAGCGATGGTATTGTTAGTTCCGAGCAGTCTCTGGCTCTATCTAAGTAAGATTGTCTTGTCTGTTCGAGTTGTCGGTAACGAGCTTCTGCTGTTCCTATACTCATTTAATTCTCACTTGTTAATTTGAAGACCAGTGTTCTTATCTATGTTTGATAAAGTAGGGTCTAAGTCTACTCTGAGTTGTGATGTCCCTTTCGCCTTATCCTGTACTGCGCCTTTTTCAGCAGCTTCACCACTTTCAGGTGATGATGGGTCATACATATTTGTAAGAACAGGATTTGGTGCAGGTGGGGCTGCAGGTGGCGGGGCTGGTTCGGGGGATTTACTGCCTCCAAAGCACATAATATTATTCTCCTAGTGATGAAGCCAATTGGTCTTCGTGGATTGTATTTAAGAAATCGATAATTGAGCGTTGTCCTCCACGCCACATAAGTTCTTGATAGTTTTCATCAAGACTTGGACTTTTATCTGGGAAGCGTTTGTTTAATTCATCGATTAGTTCATTCGAAACGTGTGGAAACATATGTATTCCTCTTTAGTGCAACTAACAAAACTTGCCCCATTTAGGGACAAGCTAAGTCGTTAATTATTATTCACAGCTCTTTTGACCTGTATCTGGGTCAATAAAACAAGCCTCTGCTTTTGGTGTTTCTTTAGATGGAACTTCATTCAAAATTCCGTATCTTTTTCCAGATGCACGAAAGGTCGTGATACCTTTGCATCCAGCTTTCCAAGCATCAAAGTATAGCTCTTTGAATTCATCATAGCTGACACTATCTCCAACATTACATGTCTTTGAAACTGCGCTATCTACAAATTGAGAAGTCAAAGCGAGTACCGCAAGATGGTCTTTAGCTGAGATTTCATTAGCAGTTCGCCCATGCACACCGTGTCGATATGCATAATCTTCTACTCGTTCTACTTGGTGTCCATCAAATTGTTGGATAGTTCTATCAAAGAAAAGTGCAAAAGGTGGTTCAATACCACTGCTTACATTATCTGCAGTCAGTGAAATCGTTCCTGTTGGTGCAATAGAAGTGAGGTGTGAATTCCTTATACCATTGGTCTTAATCTTATCTTTAACCCAATCAGGCAAGGTCTGGATAAATCTACTCTTCATGTATTGCTCTTCATCATAAAGAGGAAATGCACCCTTCTCTGCAGCTAAATCTGCACTTGTAGAATATGTAAAGTCCCTAAGGGTTCTCAGAATGTCTTCTGCAAATTCCATAAATTCTTCTGATGCATAGGGTTTGCCACACATTTCAGCTGCGTTTGCTAAACCTGTAATGCCTAGACCCATGCGTCTTTTGTTTTCTGCTTCTACCTTTTGTGCTTCAAGTGGATAGATTGTTCTATCAACCACATTATCCATGGCTCGAACTACTGTTCCAATATCATTGATATAAAGCTCAAAGTTAAACTCACCATCAATTACATATTTTGTAAGGTTAAATGAGCCAAGCAGACATGCACCATATGCTGGTAATGGCTGTTCCCCACATGGATTGGTAGCTTCTATCTGCTCGCAATAGTGCAGATTGTTCATATTATTAATGGTATCTATGAACAGCACACCAGGCTCTGCCCAATCCCAAGTCGACCTCATAATCATATCCCAAAGGGCTACAGGGTCTACTTCACGGTGTACTTTTCCTTCAAACTTTAAGGGAAATGGTTTGTTTTGCTCAAGGCATTCCATAAACTCATCAGTCACACCTACAGAAATATTGAAACCCGCAAGTGAACTACCATCATTCTTAGCTGTTATGAATTGTTCAATGTCAGGGTGGTCAATTCTTAAAACTCCCATTTGTGCGCCACGTCTTGCACCACTGCTTGCGATGGTCTGACAGACAGCATCAAATATTTGCATGAAAGAAACTGCACCAGAGGCTTGGCTTTCTAGGGATTTGATACGGTCACCTCGTGGACGCAAGCGGCTGAAATCATATCCGATGCCACCGCCACGTCGCATTGTTTCAGCAGCTTCAGTGGCTCGCTGCATGATGCAATCCATGCTGTCATCAATAGTGCCAGACACAAAGCAATTATAAGCCGTGGTTTGACGTGCTGCACCCATCGCATTTTGCACACGACCTGCAGGTAGAAATCGCATGTATCGCATGGCATCTTTAAAGTCTTCAAAGTGCGTTGCATCATCCTTGAGAGCGTCTGCGATACGCACAACTTTTGAGTAAAAATCTTCGCCTGTTTGGCGGTATTTAACTTTATCAATTTCTTCTGAAATAGGCATTGATGGGCCATAAGGTTGGTTGTGATTTAGGTTCATCTTTTATCACCATTGCCTTTCAGTTTACCTCGTTGTTTTCGGGATTGAAGTTTAGCGATATTTTCTGCTGCTAATTCTGATAATGGCTTGTTATGGATACGAGCCAATTCCGAAATAAACCAAAGAACATCTCCACACTCAGCTAAGATGTCTTCCATAGGATAGGGTCTATCTGAGCGATAATACTTGGCAATGTGTCCTGCAACTTCACCTGCTTCTGAAGCAAGTCCAAGGCTTAAATACTCAAGCGCAGTCTTCTTTGAGTATATTGCAGTAGTCTCTGCAGCCTTTTGATAATCGTCGAATGTATTCATATAGTTACTAGACACTCCTAATCTAATTGTTCGATACGCATCTCGCAATATCGTATTGTTTTTTGCAGGTCAGTTATTTCTGATTGCACTTGTGTTTGGTTTGGATACAGCTTCATACCAGCACGACTTGCGTACTTGATAATGTTGCCTCTCCAAAATTCCATTTCGTTAAGCATGATGTATTCAGCAGGTTCTATTCTGTAGTTCGAATAGTGTTGCGGATTAATCACTTCTTCATTCAGTTTGGTGTCCATGGGATTACCTCTTTTGTTTCAAAATTGTATTCGGATGCACGACAAATACGAGCGACTTGCGCTTGAATAAGAGCCATCTCTTCTGACAATTTTTTCTTTTTGAAAGTTGCTAATGTTGCGTCCCAAAGGTCAGCACTTGTTTCACAATCTGCTAAAATTTTTTCTGCAGTTTTTGGCCCTATGCTGGGGCATCCAGAATAGTTGTCACTAGCGTCACCACAAAGGGTCTGCATCATGTGATTATAGTCAGCTTCGAACTCTGTAATTGTTCTCGCTTTTGTATCTTTAGCGGGGTTAAAAATTTTACATGGAATTGTATTGAGGTCTTTATCCTCTGAGACAATGATACAATCTTCTTTTGAAGATGTAGCTGTAATGCCTAGCAAGTCGTCTGCTTCTAATCCCTCAATGATAATGGCATTGAACTGCGCTTGCATCCAATTACGCAGAAACTGAAGAAGCATTGGCTTACGCTTATCGTCTCTGTTGGCCTTATATGATGGGAGTATTTTCTTTCTCCAGTTGTTTTTCCCAGTTAAATATAGGGATGTGTAACCCTCACCCAGAACTTTAGGTAGGTAAGCGAAGTAATTTAAACAGTATTCCATGGCATCATGCTCATAGGCATGAAGCGTCCATAGGCCATCACCCCAATTGGTAGGCTGTTCTGCTGCAGTAGCTGCTTTGAAAGCCACAATGTCTGCATCGACTAGAAACTTTGTCATTGTATCTCACCTCTCTGCCCACGCATGATTTTAGGTACACGCTGTGTCTCCAGCATTGTGTTCAAACAAATACTCGCAGCGGTGTGCGTAATTTGCTTCATGTGTTCATCATTTTTTAAACACGACTTATTTAAAGCGGCTATGCACTCGCTCATTGTAGCCACTACAGCTACGTCAAAATCAACTTCTGTCATATATATCCTATGGGTTTGGTTTAATATTAAACTAATATTTATTTGATGAATTTTTTCTCACTATTGAAGTGAACAATTCGATGACAATTGGCACAAAGTAAGTGGCATTTGTCTGCTTCTTTTTTGATGGCTTCCCACTTTCTACCCATATTACGTTGGGATAAAGGGAAGTTCTTTTGCTTTGGGTCTTTGTGATGAAAGTCAAAGGCGACGTATTGTGGTGATGTCTTGCACCTCTCACATACGCCGCCCTTATAAGCGACTAAATCACGCCTACGCTTGTTGCGTTTACTTCTTTGATTGTCAGTGGGTGTCTGCCCATGTCTGACCCTGCTTGTATTCACCCGTGAGCGGGCATCGCAGTTCGTAGTATTCCCCAGCAAGTTCAAAAGATTTGACTGCTTCTCGTCCGACAATATCGGCTAACTCCTTTTTGCATATGACTTGGATTTCGTCATGGACATGCGCCACAAGGGCGTAGTCCTTTCCAAATTCGTAGCCCATGCGGGTTAAGTTTTCGTAAAATATGACTGTTGCTCTCTTGGCTAGGATTGCCCCAGCTGATTGCAACAAAAAGTTTAAGGAACTATGTTCAGACCTACATGGTGGAAGTTTACGCCCATCCAATCCAGTTAATGAACCCTTTGTTTTAATGCTATGTATTACTGCTTGGCGCAGCATCTTGATAGCTGGGATGGCCTTCATGAACTTATTAATAAGTTTTTTACCTTCCGTCTCACTACCTCCGACAATAGAACCAATCTTTGCAGCACCTGCCCCATAAATAAGCGCATACCCGAACTGTTTTCCACTGGCTCTGTCAGGTAAACCAGCTGCTTTTTGATTCATTGTATGCACGTCACCAGAGGAAACCTCATTGGCATAGATACCATCATCATATTTAGCCATATAGTGAGCTAAACATACTAATTCTAAAGATGATAAGTCTGCACCAACTAGCGCATAACCCTCTGGTGCATAGAATAATGCACGGCATTCTTTGCCATAAGGCGCACGTACACTGGGTGTTTGGGAAACATTTGGCCTATTGTGTGTGCAGCGGAAGGTTGCAGTGCCTGATGTAACCACCTGACCATGCATTTTTCCGTTACGCACTAGCTTGAGCCAGGCATTTTGCCCAGTTGCGAGCTGTCCTATGCGTTTATTTAAGAGAAGAAACTCACATAAAAGCTCTGCTTCTTTATAATCGAGCTGTTTTAGAACGTCTTCATCCACTTTAGGCTTACCACTTGTAGTATATTCAGTGGGTTTCCAACCATGTATGACCTTCAATCTGTCTGCAATATGGTCACGAGAGGCTGGGTTAAAAACAATGCCCTTCACTTTGAACGTCATCACACCCTTCTCATAGCCCCGTGTTTTATTATTAACTTTAGGTATAAACGGTGTGCGTATTTCCCATGGCGGGAATGCTTCTTGGAGTTGAGCCTCTAAGATTGCCTTACGAGTTTGTAACTTCGCCAAAAGTTTATCTGCAGCTGCTACATCAAAGTGAAACCCATGGGCTTCTTGCTTGCGAATAATAGCTGCAAATTCATGCTCAAGTAACACACTCTCTGGTGTCGGTTTTTTACTTAAAATTTTATCATAGAGCGTAAGGTTTGAATAAATATCACCCTCACAATAGGTCTGCATTTCTTTCGACCAATGCTCCCAACCAGCTTCATAAGTGATTTTGTGAGTGCCTAATCTATGCCCCCACGCTGCCAAAGAATGTGAGCCAATAAGTTTTCTTGGAAACTCAGCATTTTTCTTTATGTAGTTGAAGTCGTTTTGCTTTAAATCTGACCACACGAGACGGGATAAAATTAGTGTATCGTGTAGCTCTCCAAGGTATGTGAAACCATAAACTTTAAACAAAGCTGGCAGGTCAAAGCCTTGGATATTATGACCAATGAGTAATTCTGCGTTGCCTAATATTTCAAGGCCATCTTTTATTGATGTGTATCCTGGTTGGTCAGCACAAGATAACATCTCTTTTGTGTCGACATCTAGCATAACCAATGAGTGACAAACATCAAGTTCATCTAATAAACCATTGGTTTCTATGTCAAATAATATACGTTTCAAATAGCTGTCCCTCTCGACTAGCAGTTAAAAATCTTCTGTGGTTTCAGTCTCATCCTCAAATGTTTTTGGGTCTTCAACCTCAGTCATACGCCCTGTTTCTTTGTTGTAATGAACGTAACAGCCCACGCCTGTTTCCCCCGTAAACCTGTTCTTTAGGACACGGATTGTAGAAACATTTGGGGTGTCAGATTGTTGGTCACGCTCAACGCCCAAACAGATGTCACTTAGCTGTGCTATAGCTGCACTACCTCTAAGTGAATTTAGGTTGGTTTCGAGGCCATTTTCCCAACCTCTATCGCCTGACGGACGCTTCAAATGTGATACGAGAATGAGGCCAAGACCTGTCTCTTCACACAGTGAACGCAGCTGGGTCATTATAGAATCAATTGCCTTGCGTTCATCATGATGTTCTTGATTACTAACGACTATTGATAAATGGTCTAAAACGACCCAGCCTACGCCACATGCCTTGGATAAATAGCGCACTCGATTTAACAGGTTATCCGTCGCCATTGACCCAAAGTGGTCATAAAGAAACACACGTCCACTTCCAACGGTTTCGTCAAAAGCTATACGCAGTTCCCCTTCCGTCACGCCTTCTCTGGCAATATGCAGCGGTTTGTTCATGGATAATCCCATGAGCGAAAGAGCGGTGCGCTTCGTGTTTTCCTCAAGAGCAATGTAACCAATGCTCTCTCCACGTTTTAAGAGTTCATAACTTATCTCTCGACACACTTGGCTCTTACCGACACCAGACCCTGCAGTGATTGTGACTAATTCACCCCGCCTCATGCCTAATGTTTTCTCGTTTAGTTTTGCAAATGGGTAATCAATAGAGGGAATTACATCGTCTTTAATGATGTCATCCCACATATTTTTGCCATCTATTATCCCATCAGGGCGATAGACTTTGGCATCCCACATGGCATTTATTAGTTCGCCATGCCTTTTTGCAACGAGCATTTCGTTGGCATCTTTCATTGGCAAGGTGCATATATATGCTTTTCCAACAGATAATACGGATGCAACTTCTTGGGCAGCTTTGCGCCCTGCTTCATCCATATCAAAGCATATGACCACTTTGTCATAGCTCTCACAGAACTCTAATGAGTTTGCGACAGCCTTCTTTGCACCCGCTGCGCCAGTTCCAACGCTCACGACAGGAAACTTATTGCCCTGGACTTGGCTCATAGAGAGTGCGTCTATCTCGCCTTCAGTAATGACAAGCATTTTGCCACCCTTATTGCGAAATAGATGCTGACCAAAGAGGCCAGCTTTCTTTGTATCTCCGATAAATTTGAATTGTTTATCTTTGAAACGAAGTTTTTGTGCGACTGGTGTGCCTGTACTATCACGGTAAGTTGCAATTTGTACGGCTTCGCCATGGTAGTCGCCTAATGAGTACCCATATTTTCGGCATGTTTCTTCAGTAATGCCACGCCTTGGTAAGGCTTGTGCTTCCCCAAAAGGAAGTAAATCTTGATTCATTCGTGTTCCACTTGGCTTTACATCCCCATCACCTCTGGTTCTGGTGGTGCATGAAAAACAGTAAGTATGCCCATCGCTATAGATGGCTCTGGCATCAGAGCTACCGCACGACGGGCATGGTTCTTTGCGTAGATACTCGCTATCCAGCAAGTGAATAGACCGCATAACGTGAACCGCTTGGTGCAGTTCTGCGTGTGCTTACGATGTCATTACCTCGTTTTTTCAAATCATAGATAACAGCAGCTAAACGCCAGATGTTATAGTTTGATTGCGCCTCAAGTGGTGAGATTGAGCCGTAGTTTTCAAGATGGTATTTTACTTTTTGCAATTGTGTCATTGTCAAAATTCCTTGTTGTTAGGTGTAAATAGAAAGACCCACCAAATGGTGGGCCTATAGTTTAAATTGTTGGAATGATTTCATCGGTTTCATACCAATGACCTGCATCAAAGTTTGGGCAGGTCTTACCCTTTTCAAAATCAATATGTCCTTTGACAGTCGCAGTGGGGAATTCTTCAGCGATTAGTTTATCTATTGTCTCTCGCAAGACATCCATCTGCTTGTCAGTATAGTTGATTTCTGGATTGGGGTTGTCTTGGCGCATACCTCCGATAAGGCATATACCCACAGTAAATTTATTTTTTCTGCGAACATGTGCGCCAGCTCTATGTAAAGGTCGTCCAAACTCAAGAATACCATTACGCCTTATTACGAAATGATAACCACACCCTAGAAATCCACGTTCACGATGTAAGCGGTCAATCTCTCTTGCGCCTATATCCATAGATGGGGGTGTAATTGAGCAATGAACAACGATATATTTAACGTCTTCCTTATTCATTGAGCCAACTTTCTGGCACTAATCCTTTGGCGTATTTGAAGCCATGCTTCTCACACCATTTGCCATATGTTGTTGATGATTGTTTTGAAATTTTGGTATTCGGGTTGGAGAAAACCATACGAATATCAAGGTGAGGATGCTGCGCTTTGACGAGCAACATCTTTTGGCGGTCTGCGGTAACAAACCTGCCCTTACTTTCTACTACGATTACTGTACCACTCTTGGTGGTGATGTAGAAATCTGGTGTGTAATGTGCAGTGCGTGTTGGTACTTGGTATGCAAGCCTATGCTGTTCATACTCAAAATCTACACCTCTGCTATGAAGGTCTGAGGCCAGACTTTCTTCTAAGCCTGACCTCCATCCATTCTTAATTGCTCTTGCTCGTAGTGCAGAACGGGCAGCTGATACCCTTCCAGTTTTAGAAGTCAGCTGCGGTGTCCAATTCGTCTGATGTAAAGGTGTCAGTCACTGGGGCTTTTTCCTCAGCTTTGAACCCATCTTCATCATCAAACATTGAAACAACATTGCCATTCATTGGTGAGACAAGGTTTAAGATTTGTACTGCTTGTGGTCTAAGAGCCAGACCAAAAGACTTATTAGTAGACATTGCATAAGGCCATACAGTGGCAGCTATCTTTACGTCTGAGCCGCCTCCGATGACTGCATCTGTAGGTGTACGAGACGCATCTACAATAGCAATTTTCATATCTATTGTTCGTCCATCGTTGGTGTGTATCTTCGCCCTCTGCTTAAATTTAAACAGATAATAACCTGTTAGGTTACCTTGGTCATCTATCTCTTCTTCATAAGGGGAAGAGACTGAGAAACGAGCCAACTTAGGGTCACGCTTTACAGATGCATCTTTGTAATTCTTTAAGATTTCATCTAATTGTTTGATAAGAGGAGCAGCTTCTTCTGCTTCTACTTTCAATGTCACCTTATATTCACCATCTGCGTTAAACTTGGTGTCAGGTCTGTTGAGCCATGGGTAAACACATGTTGCTCTTGGTGTTACGATTTTAATTTTTTGTTGAGCCATATAGCTTCCTTATTGATATTTTTGAATGTCCACACCTGCTTCAAGTAGTTTGGTAAGAGTATCTATTGGGACGGGATGTCCATATTTTATTAGGTACTCAGCAAGGTGGATGTGTATTGTTATTGGTGGTTGCGCCATAGAAATCCTTTCACTAGCTATGGTGCAACCTTTGAAATCACTTCAAAAGTGAATACGTTTACGCAAAGAAAAATTCACTGTTTCTTACGTCTGTCAAATCCAGTGACCCCTTTGCTGGTGGTGTTGGTAAGACTGTATCTGTCAGCTGTTGCGTCTGCAGACGGAACGTCTCAAGTGGGTCATTGTTTACATAGAGGTCAATGAATGCTTCACGCAAACATGCACTCAGCATAGGAATGTCACTTGCATGGCATCCAAAGCTGTCATGTATCATCGCAAAATGAGTGACACCATTATAACGTGCTAAGTTTACTGTCATTCTTAGGTGACAGCTATCATTCGCATGTACCCAGTTCGGACTGATACCGTTGGATTGCTTCTTTCTATCCATCTTCCCTATCTTGTCTTCTCTTAGACTTAGATAGACCATCTTGTCGCCCAGCTTGGTCTTGATGCGTCTGCGCTTTGTATCAGGATAGCTTTGCATAACAGGAAACCCATCAATAGTTGTCCAGGATATAGGCAAGTTCTCAGTCGCTAAGATACGTGCGCAATCTTGTAACCATGCCATACCATCCTTAGCTGCAATCACAGTTTCATTGATGCTATCCCAAATATGTTTTGCCAAATAGAGTGATGCTTCAAACTCCAATCCATCAAGTGGTGATGTATATGATAGGTCTTCTTGCTTACGTTTCATATCTGTTTCAGCAATATATTCAGCTATAAACCCCTTTCCTGAGAATAATGTAGACCCATAAACCCTGCACATTGTCATGCGCTTGGCAGCTTTGCGAGATAACCCATAGTTTAAACATGCTTGCGCAATATTATCTTTTTCGCCTCCTAAATCAGCTGTGATTTTGACTATCGCAAGGTCGATGACCTTTTGGTAAATGTCCTCTGGTTCATTAGATGGCATAAGATTTACCGCTTGTCCCCCAACAGGGTCACGCAGAGCTGCAGAGAAGTGTTGTAAGCCTGAGCATGACCCATCTTTAGCGATTGGGATATGGGAAATATGCTCTAGCCCATGACGTTGGAAGCCATTCCATTCATAACAGAACGCAAGAAAACACCACGGGTCGTCGGCTTCTTTTGCCCACCACAAGTCTGCCAATGGGTCAGTTGCAACTTCAAGTATGCGCTGCGTATTCTCTTCAACCCAATTGATGCGTTCATCCATGCTACATTTATCATACCCAAAGCAGTTTGCACCGTGAACAGCCAACTCATAGGCTGCATCATTAGACCCAAGTGGCTTACCTGCTGAGAATTCAAGCAATCCTTTTGCCAATGAGTTGCCTTGTGGGTTGAGATACATAGGAGCTGGATACGCCCTACCCCTAAAATCCATTGTATGTGGAAAATAAATAGCCTCATATTTTTCAAACCGACCTGCAATAGATGCAATCTTAGCTGTCATAAGACGCTTAGATTTCAATGCTAGGTTCTCTTCATAAACAGCTTTGGCTTTTTTCTTCCATATTTTAAATTTTAGCTTCTCATCATCATTTAAATCACTTGAATCACGGTCTTTGGCAAGTGGTGATGGTGGTAATGGTATATCCTCTCTGCTTGGCAACCCAGCAACGGGTAAGTTAAGGTCAAATATTTGATTAAATGTATCCAATACAAAACTGTTTACACGCCAGGGTGTGCGTTGAATTGTATTGATGGCATCATAAACATCAGTCATTTCTTGTGTATTACCCTGTAAATCCTCAAGGTAATTACGACTTTGCATATTTCCACGCACCTTAATGAATGGAAGTTGTGGTGTATAATATGTGAGATAACCTCCACTGCTTGGTGATGTCCAATCTTTTGGTGGAACAACCATTGGGACATGTATTGGGTTCAGCATTCCAGCAATATCTTTGTTGTTTTCGATGAACTCAACGACAGCATCCGTTGCTTTAAGATGGATGTCAGTTTTATTTTTAGCTCTAACAACACGAACTTCCTCAACAAAACCAGTGGCCTCTACAAATATAGAAATCATTTTCATGCCCAAATGTAGCTTGTCTTGCTTCGACCATGTTTCCCATTGCTCACAATAGCGATTGTAAGCTGCCACAAGTGTTTGTCGTTTGCGTTTGCGAGTGGTGTCTGTTTCGGCTTGTATCTTTTTGAAGAGCCATGGGTGTTGTGCATCAAAGGATTGATACCGTAATTCATCTTCACATGCCTGTCCTATTTTTAAGGCTACGTCTTGGATGCGTGTATTGGTAACAATTCTATCTATTATGACACGGCACGTAAGGTATGCCACGACATCTGCATTGAGTTTCTCAATGTATTTATAGGCAATGCCAGCATTCATAGCTTTGCCTTTTTTAACCGCTTTCATATGTTTGTTTATGATTTCGGACATTGGTTCGATGGCTCTTTTTATAAGAGCTGTTCCAAAATATGTGGATGATTGGTCACCACGTTGGATTTTTGTATTGAGTTCCTGTTCAAACCGCTGGATGGTTGCGGCCCTGCTCTGCTTCTCAATTATTTCTTGGGCAATATATAGGTCTGTATTCATGCATATCCTTCTTTTTGTTTACTATGCGTTTTAAAGCGTGTTAAAAATTATAAATTATTGGAAGAACCGATATAAAAATGGACGACGGTAATTCATAATTCTCAAGTGCAACCTAATTGATTACACCACACTATGAGAATCGTAACTCTTTTGAATAGAGTTTAAAAGTACTACATATAGTGACTGTGTGTCACTCCAACTGTTACCAACGGTAAAACGAAAGAAGCCCACGACTTTCATCGCAGGCTTTACTTTTATGTATTATCTATTGGGGTACTAGAATGCATCACAGACGTTTATCTGCACCTCTGGCATCAGCTTCACATACTTACTTGTGGTTACCAATGAGCGATGACCCATCATAGCTGCAATAACAGTATTGTTTAATTTGAACTCATTTGCGAGGCGAGTCGCAAAGGTGTGACGCAATGAATGAAATACATAAAGTTCATTACCATCAAGCAAATCTTTACGCATTGCACCCCATGCTCTGTAAAACTTCCACATCCTAAAGTATTTCTCTGGTTGGTTGTCCAGATTAAGAAGAGCATATTGTGCTTTCTCATTAAGATAGACATACCTTTCATCACCATTCTTTGTGTCTTCAAGATGCACATAAGGTTTACCATTTTGATTTTCAAAGACACGATTAGGTGTGATTGACCGTATTTCACCAAGCCTCATGCCCGTGTTAGCTGCAATCAATACCATGTCAGCCATCCAAGTATCTCTGTCTGCAGCTCTAAAATATTTCACAAGTTCATCTACTTGTGGTGGCGTGAAGAAAGTCATGCGGTGCGTTTTACCTGCCTTCTTCCACGTGAAGTTAGGCACTCTTTCTATATCCTGATTGTTATAGGCTTGCTTAAAGACTTTAATGAGCATTGCACAATAATGATTGGCGGTATTGTTTGTGAGTTCACATTCATCTGTAAGGTGGTCTAAAAATGCATGGATGTGTCTTGGTTTGAAGTCACCAATTTTACGGGTATCGTAATCTGCAAACTTAGAGAACCTCTCAGCTTTCATGACAGACATTCTAAGGTGTCTATTGTGCCATAAACGGCTGGCTTCTTCTAAAGTGTATTCTAAAAAGGTTAAATTCGTCATGGGTTACTCCACATAAAAAGTTACAATTATGTAGGTAAAACGCTTATTTTCCACTATAGTCCCTCGCGAG